CACGGCAAGGGGGGTTTATTTGGGTTTTGACCCGCCCCTGGGGGCTGCTGTGATGGTCTTGCTGTTGTGGCAAGACTTGCAAAGCGATTGCAGATTACTATCGTCCAGCTCAGATCCGCCATCTCTAACGGGTATGATATGGTCAACCACCTCGGCGGACACCAGCTTGCCAGCCAACCGACAAGCCCGACACATCGGCTCATTGCTTAGATGCTGCAGTCTTGTCCGCTTCCAAACCGCCGAATCATACAGCTTGTTACGCTGCCCAGTTGCTTGGCGTCTATTGTTATACTGCTGATGCGTTTGCTTTTGATGTGCATCACAAAACCCGCCACGCCCGTGTACTAACACCCGGCAGCCTGAATGCCTGCACGGTCTGGGCGCTGATACCGGCACTAATCAATAACCTTGTGCCTGTCATTCTGCGCACGTACAACGGCGACCAGCTCACGCATGACCTGATTAGTTTCCTGAGCTCTATCGTCTGCAATCCTGACACTATCCCGGTAAGCTTGCAGCCACTCTTGACGCTCTGCCCGATGCTCTTTGATCAGGAACACAAGATAGGCAAACAACGCAGCAATCACCAAGCCAGACAACCCATATTGTGACCAAGAATTAACATTTTCAATCGGCATCCAAACCCCAAACGACAGACATAAAAAAAGCCCGGTTAAATCAATAACCGGGCTTTGGTGCAATTATGGGAAATTAAAGGGCAATATTGCGGCGGTGTCAAGTGTTTTGTAAAAACACGTCCCAATTGTAACGACTGACAGCCCTGTTAACCTCAGCGTCATAATCCCGCAAACGATCCGTTGCGGATTGATAACGCGCCTTCCAGACCCTGCGATAGTTAGACTCATCAACGCCCACAGTCTTAGCAACCTCACGCCCGCTCAATCGTTTAAACCCAGTCCCGCCACAGCATGAGCAGGCTTTGGCTTTAACAAACCGAGTCCCGTGACACTTGACACACTTGTCATTAATAAACTCAGACACGGAAAGAGCCGCCATCCGGTTGCACCTGTCAATGACATCCCAACGCTCACCTTTCCATGTCAGACCAACACCCAGCAAATAAGCCCTCACATCCACAAACAAGCAGCGCCTAGACTCTTGATCGCCCATATACTTTGCCATGGCTACCAACATAGGACCGCGCTGCAGCCCCGCTAAAAATCCAGACACCTCAACCGCCTGCAACTCAGACACACCGCCACCAACCACCCCGGCATAATTTGCAGTCCCCGCACACAACCTACCCAACACCTCAACACACGCCACGCCAAATCCTCCTATCAACCGGCCAATGCTTCACGCATTGACGCAAACCCAGACCGACCACCCATAACCGGCGCAGCCGAACCCATCAACCCCACATCCTGCAAATGCTGTATACCACGCTCAGTAATGCGATAAATATGCGCATCCTTGCCAGACCGGCGGCAGGCTCGATTTCCGACTAACTCTAAATACCCCAACCGATCACTAGACAAATCCGTAGCCCGCTTGGAAGCATCGGCATATTTTTCATACATCCAGTTGTGGTACTCCGCAGCCACTTCTTTAGCCGTGCTGTCAGGCATGCGCAAAAACCCCAACAACAGTTGGTCTTGATGCTGATACCGTGTTTTACTTTTGCTCAGCGCATTAATCGCCGATCCACTACCGTTTTCCACAAACCCTCCTAATGCACTAATTTCGGCATGCCTGCTGCAGACATGCGCTTATCAATCTCACGACGCAACCAGCCCCGCGTTTGCTGGTAGTCATACCCGGCAGGCGCATCGCCAAACTCATTCGCCCGTAACCAATCAGACAGCGCGTTATCGTCCTTGGGCGGCTTTGCCCAGCCCGGCAAAGCACGGCTGTTTTTTTCAAAATACTGCTTGGATTGTTCTTGCTGCACACGTTGACCGCGTTGCTGCTCAAACAAGCCAGGGTTGCGTAGATAGCCGATGATTTGTGTGGCCAGCTTAGATGTCCATTGCCGGTTAGTGTGCTGTCGTCCTGACTGCCCCCACCAATAGCTGACAAACTCCCCTAACCATGCTGGATCGACCTTATCAAGCAAATGGCCTAACCCCGATCTAAACAAAATCAAATTTAATTCATCGTCAACAGGCTTCCAATCCAGTGCCATAGCAAACGGCTTGTCGTCACTCTGTTGATATTGATGTATATTAGTTCGGGTAACCTCTCCGGTTTTGCTCGGATAACCTACCAGCGATTCTTTTTCTATCTCACTGTTTTTATTATCAATTTCAGTGCTAATACTGGGTAACATGTCGGGTAACCCCTGGGTAACCTGTTTTTGGTCGGATTGATGCGCAGCCAGCTTTTCCACTAGAAAAACACGCGATAAAACAAGATCGCTACCTTTTACTTTCTTACTTAAACATTGATACAACCCAGCCTTAATCAATCGCCTGATGCTGTTTTTAATATCGTCACAATCAAACACCAAAACACTATCCCGCCTCCCTGGCTCCATCCGTTCCGATATATCCAACGCAATACCACCCCTAGACACACGGCACCGGCGACCTATCACACCGGTTTTATAATCCGTACGCTGCGCAAGATAAAAAAACACCTCCCTGTCGACTACCTTCATTTGCCACAAAATATCCAGCTCTTCTGGTAGCACTCTCATCAGTTAGCCCTTGTAACTTTCCAGGGCGTAGGCGACACGTTTTCAGAAATGTAATCCGTCGCTCCTTGCATTCTTGCAACAGCGTCAGAATGTCCAACAGTAGCCACCATGCCAACACCACAAACGCTTACTAATTTCATCAGCACGTTGGCAACATCCACTTGATTTTGGCAATGGCATGAGTTGACGTAATCTGTCATAGCCTGCTTGGCTAGAATTTCTGCTTCTCGTGATGTAATCAATTTTTTACACATACCTACTCCCCAACATACCCACCCCGCGCCAGGTTTCTAAATCGGGTACAAGCCCCATCAAACATTAACCGAACCGTTCCCAGGGCCCCATTACGCTGCTTGCCGATGATCAGCTCCGCAACGCCCTTGTCAACAGACTCTTTGTTGTAAACCTCATCTCGATACAAAAACAAAATCAAATCCGCGTCCTGCTCTAACGATCCGGAATCCCGCAAATCAGACATCACCGGGCGTTTATTCGGTCGGCTGTCACAATTACGATTAAGCTGTGACAAAGCAAACACCGGTATCCCAAGCTCTTTAGCCAGCTGCTTGAGCCCGCGACTGATCACCTCAATCTGACCGTTGCGGTTGTCATCGCTGCGGCCATCCACCCCCATCAACTGGATATAATCGACCACAATGGCACCCAGCCCGCCGGGGAATTCATCCGACAATTCAGACACCAACCGTAAAGCCCGGCTCCGTATGCTGCTGATCGTCAATGCTGGCGTATCGTCGATAAACAGCGGTGATTGGTTCAAACGCGAAATCCCAGCGGATAACAACGTCCAGTCAGGATCTTGTAGCGTCCAGCTGTCGCGGATTTTTCTCAAACCAGCGCCTGAAATAGACGATAAACAACGTTGAGCGATAGCAGGCTTTTGCATTTCCATGGAAAAAATAGCCACAGGCTTTTGCTTAACCAGGGCGATATGCTCCGCCATGTTCATGGCCAAAGACGTTTTACCCATCGATGGCCGTGCAGCAATCAGCACCAAATCACCCGGAGAACATCCCCCGGTCAACTGATCCAAATCATCAAACCCGGTCGATAACCCCCGCACACCGTCTTTAGGCGGATTGTCCAGATTGCTTTCCATTTCATCGACCACCGCGCCCAAAATCTCCCGCATCCGTGAGAAACCTTGCTTCCCCCGCAAACCCATCTGGCCGAGTGCAAAAATTTGATTCTCTGCCAGCTCGATGATGGCTTTTGCCCCCGCGCCGTTGGCGTCCATCGCGGCGGCGGTCATTTCGTTTGCAGTTTTTAACACCGCCCGCAACATGGATTTTTCGCGGATGATCGCGGCGTAATGCGCGATGTTTGCAGCGCTTGGCGTATCACGGGCAATCCCGCCCAAATGCGCTAATCCACCCACTTTTTCAGATAGCCCTTTCCAGCGCAGATATTCATCAACCAGCAAAATATCCACCGCCGAGCCATCCGCCACCAGCGCGCCGATGGCGTTGAAAATGATCTTATTGCGATGATCATAAAAATCATCCACCTGCAGCATGTGAGAGACTTTGCTGTAACCGTGCGGATCGATCAAACAACCACCAATCACCGATTCCTCAGCCTGCAGGTTTTGCGGCGGGACTAAGCCGCTGGGCACAGAATCAAACGCGTCCATGCTTGACCTCGTAATACTGTGGCGAGCCTATTTTTTTAAAGTGCTGCAACATCGCTTCAATTGCATCGGCAAAGCCGGACGGCGTTTGCTTAACAATTAATTCAACCTCAAATTTACCTAATTGCACCCTGCGCAAACGCTCAGCGTTTTTATGCCCCACATAATGCACGGCTCCGCGTCGGTACGCTTTGTATTCGCCCACATCCCGCAAGCCCCACACCCGCTCACGTTTATCAGCCATGGCTTAACTCCCGCCAAGCCATTTGCAGATAATGCGCGGCTTTCAGCAAATCCTGCTTATCCTGCCCAGGGCGACTATTGCGGCCATGTCGAGCCAAATACTTTTTAGCCTGATCGACGCACTTTTCCACCGTGTAATCGCTGCATAAATCAGCGCCTTTGTCCCCATACTGCGGCACGGTGTAAAGCTCGATATGGTCAACAACGGCCTGGGCAAACTCACACCACTCATCAGCGCGTATACTCACACCCACCCCCCAAACAGCGCGTTAAACCGCTTATCCACCCAGCCAGACAAAGCCTTAAGTCCTTCATCCGCCAACCAGACAAAAAACAGCGCGATCAGTAACAATGCCAGCGCCACACAACCCGCGGCAAACATCACAAACCCTAATAGCATTTGCCCGACCGAATCCCGCTCATACACCGCATACATCAGCAGCAACACGAAAAACCATTCCATTTTTTTAGCCCTCTCTGGCTCTTGAAATATGCACACGCGGCAACCGCAAGCGGCCCACGCGGGCAGCTTGATCCGGATCGACAGACCCCAACATCAACACCAGGCACAGCAACCGAGTCGACAACAACACCATGCCCCGCGCCACAGCTGCAGCAATGGCAGCGCAGCGGGCATTCACACTG